CGCCCGATCCCGAGCCCCCACCATTGGAGAGATGTGCCGTATTCGCCCGGACCTCCGACCGGCAGCTGGACGGCATCTCCCCATGTATGGCCGCGATCATCGGACCATCTGAGATTGACGATCGGGTTCTGGTCATTCTCGCTATCGCCCGAGTCCATGTCGGCGATGAAGGTCCGGTAAGCGACCATGTTCCCCTCGCCCTGGAGGTGGGGAAATGACCTTAGCCGAATGATGTCCGCGCCGTTGTCGGTATAGGTGTCGAGATCGAGCTGATAGAGGTTGCCGTTGGAATAATCGCCGCAGAGGTTCATCCCGAAGGCGAAGGCCCCAACATGCGCCAGATGCCGTCCCCACGTCCCGTCCGAATGCAGCGATTGCCGTTCGTGCCAGAGCTTCGCGGCGTCGTCCCAGACCCATGTCGTATTCGCGCTTGGGAAGTTGAGTTGATAGAAAACGTGTCCGCCGAGCTGATAGCAGAAGCCCACCGCATCATCGGCCGCCTCGTACTTGCGAAGCTCGTCCTCGATTGCGTAAGTTGAAATGCGCTCGGTCTGGAGCCCGGCGTACCTGAGGACGATCCGCTGTCCCTGCTCGTTCTGCGAAAGCCAGAAGAGCGATGCCTCATACTTCGCCAGCGAATAAGTGGCGTGCAGGCCGTGCTCGATGAACACGCCCGTGATCTTCTCGTAAGTGAAGTCCGATGCCCCGCTGTTGAACCAAACCTCTGTCGTGAGGTTGCCGAGCAGAATGAGGTAATCGCTGGCGACCGCAACCGACTTCAGAAGGTCCGACGATGACGTTTTCGAGGCTATGTCCAGCGCATTGAACACCGCCTCATTGGTCAGCGAAATGTACCAGTTCTGCGTGCCGGGACGATTCAGGACGAAGTAGGTGTCGGCAACGTCAACCCGGTTGCCGCCATAGAAATTGGGGTCGGATACGGTCGTCAACGCCTTGGTCGTAAGGTCGATGTGGTAGCCTGCGGAGGTTCCATCGACGATGAGGATTTCAAACCCATTGTCGGCCATCGACACGATGCCGGAAGTTGAAGCCACCGTGCCCAACTCGGTGAACCCGAACCCGGCACTGATCTGGTAAACCGTGCTTCCGTTGACCGAGAAAAGCTCGCCCGTGGATTTGGTTCGGTAAAGGCAGCGATAGGGCTGATTGTTCGGGGCGGTGCCCTTGAGAATAAGTCCGGCCGCCGGATAATGCGTGGTTGCAAACGGGGCGTCGGGCGGGTTTGGCTCGACGAACAGATTGACGCAGCGCTGAGCGTTAGCCGCAATATTCCGCGCGGTATAGGCTCCTTGCCCGAGGTCAATTTTCATTGGCCGCTGTAGATGTTGAACCGTCCGCCGCGACCGATCGCATTGGGGATCTGAAGCCGCTCGATCTGCGTGTTGGCCGCCCGCACCGTGCCCAGAGCCGCTTTTGCCAGCGCAATGACGGCGGGATCGACGGGAAGCTGATAAAGAGCCCTCAGTCGAGCAGCCAGATTGTAGATCAGCGCCTCCTGGTATTCGGGAGGCAAAGTTACGTCGTCCGAAACCGCAGCGAAGGAAACCAGCGGCATCTTGACTGTGATCGTAATGCTGTAGAGGCTGGTCGGGATCGGCCACGCATAGGCTCGGCCCAGCGGATAGTCGTTGTCGTAATAAAGAATGCTCGGAAACGTCGCCAGCGCCTTCAGCGCAACCCGGTTATAGTCCTCTCGCGCCTTGACCAGCTCCAGCGGCGTGTCGATCTGCTGCGGCGTCCCGTGATACATCGAGACGTAGGCGCTCTCGATGTCAGTGGGCCGCGCCGCGAGGTCGAAGTCTCCATTTGGTCCGACCGTATAGGAAATCGCCCCCGTGCATGGGGACACGGTTGAATCCACCAGATGATAGACCAGCCAGCGCTTGGCCGCCCATTGGCCGATCATCGCATTCAGGGCGTCGAAGGCCGTCTGGGTCATGTCCTGCGACATGGTTTGGCCCTGACCGCTTATCGCTGCGGCGCGCCCGGCGAGCGTGAGGATGCGGCTGACCAGCATTCACTCGCCTCCTTAAATATGCTACCGCTGGCCCATGTCAGCGAAACCGATGTGGAAAGTGACCTTCACGGCCTTCAACGTGGCTGTGCTTCCGTTATACGGTTGTGGGCTCAAGCCGACCGTCTGGACAAAAGTTTATCGCCGGAAGTGGCGGGCCAAGCTCGCCGCCTTCAATCCGTGTCTCGGCGGCGTCATTATTGACGCGAAGATTGAGCCTTATTGGCCTGGTGCCACGAACGTAGTCCCACTGCGAGCGGCGTAAAAAGGGGGAGGAGGCGAACCCCCTCCCCGCAGTCGCTAGAGAACGTCTGGCACGACGCAAGCCCATTCGGGCCTTACCCACAAATATCCGTACAGAACGTCGAGACGGGTGATGAATTGGTCTGTCGAGACATTGTAGGCCGTGACCATACGCATGGACACGCCGTCCTGAGCTTCACGGTGCGCCTCGTGGACGCCCTTCGGCAGTTCGAGATCGGCAGTGACCATCGTCGCGGCTTCCGGCAGGAACGCGAAGTTCTTGCGGTAAACGACACTCGCCTTGGTAACGACCGTGATGGCCGCACTGTTGGCGGGCGACGCGGTAACCGTTGCGAACGGCACGTTGCCGGGAGTCATTGCCGGATAGATCGGAATGCTCGTGGCCGAAGTCGCGCAATCAGCCGTCACCGTGAACTGGGCGAGAACGCCATTGTCCTGCTTGGTCACCCGGTTGACCGAGTTGACGCCGGCAAAGCTGATGACATCGCCCTTCTTCAGCGGGCCGTTTAGGGCCGACACTGTAATGGTCGAACCCGTCTGGCTTCCGCCGTTGACCGTCGCCAGCGTCCCGTAGGCTCCAGTCGTGTGTTTGATGACGGTCTGGTCCGACATCCAGTCGAAGCCCAGAGCGTTCATCATCGTTCCCGAAGCATATTGCTTCGACAGGGGAGCGGACGGATTGAACAGCCCGACCAAACTCGAAACCGTGCGCGCCTGGCTTAGCGGATCGAGGATGATCTTGCGGTTCGCACGCGGGGCCGACATGAGGTCGAGCTGGGCGCCCGCGTTAAGCCACGTCGAAGCATCTGGCGTCTGGAGATTGCCCGAGCTGTCGAACTTGCCGGTCACGTTCGGAATCGCTTCCGAGCCGCTGATGATGTCCGAAGCGATCGCGCCCGCGAGGTTGTTGACCGCAGGGGCAAGAATGCGCTTCGAATAGTCGTCCAGGGACAGCGCGCGCTCGGCAGAGCTGAACTGAACGTCAACGCCCTTCTGGGTGCCGACAGTTAGCGTCGTCTGCTGCTCGTTCGTGTCCTGCGGGGATGCCGCAGCGCCGGTACGCACGGTGAAGTCGTTCGGCAGCCTGATACGCAGCTGAGAGCCGATCTTCGCACCAGCCCTCCCGAACTCGCCGTCATACTGGCGATCGATGTTCTGGAGGAAGGCGTTGGAGTTCTTGAACAGCCGAAGGGCTTCTCGCGTGATTTGCGAGATAGTCAGAAGTGAGTTGGACATTGGGTGTTCCTTCTGGCCCCAGGAGGGGCGCTGGGACGCGACGCCTCACGGCGTGGCATCTTGGGTTTACTGGATGTCCGGCGACTTGGTTTTGTTGCGCCACTCTTCCCACTCAGCGAACGACATATCGTCGGGGCTTTTTTCGCCCCGTGGCGAACCGTCGATCGGCTTGATTGGTGGAGGAGCGTTAGAAATCGGTCGCGCGGTGCTCGGGGATGAGATTCGCGCAAGCGCGAGCCCCATCTGCACGGGCGGCAGGCTCATGATATGGGCGGCTTGATCCAAGTCGGAGCCGAGAGCGTGCAACACCTTGTGGGCATCGGGGAGCTGGGTCACGGCATCGAGAAACGGCTGCGGAAGTCCGCCCAGATGGCGGAATTGGCCGAGCTTTTCGTCGAAGTCCGGGAAATCCTTGGCGCCCGAAGAATAAACGTCGTTGCAACGCTGGTCGAACTGCTGTCTCTGGACAAGCGCCTCTGCCTCCCGCTTCACCGCGTCCGGGTCGATCCCCGGCTTCGATTCCTCGGGAGTAAGTGCCTCCATTTGGCGCAGCTTGGTCTCAAGGGCTTCGCGTGCGCGCCGCTCGTCATGTTTTTCCCTCGTCAGCTCGTCGATACGGGCCTGGAACCACGGCTTGTGCTTCGGTTTCTCAGGCTCTTCGGGAGTGACCTCGGGCTGTTCAGCGGGCGTTTCCTGAACTTCCGGTTGTGCGCCCTCTTCGCTCACAGGTTCGCCTTCCGGCAGGTCCTGCGGGACCTCGGGTTCCTCGCTCATGATTCCTCATGGATGATTTGAGCCCGCTGAAGCCCAGCGGTCAGGCTTTGCCCTCTAAATGAGGGAAACTTATGCGCTCAGCAGCGAGTGCCAGAGCCCCTTGCTGTAGCAGACAAACGCGCACGTCTTGCCCGCCGCGACCGCAAGGGCGGTATTGGCCGACAGCGCGTTGATTGACTCGCCGGATTGCGGAAAGACGTTCATCGAATTGGCCGCCGCCGCATTGGTCACATAGATGATGAGCCCGTTCGCGCTGGGCGGAAGCGCGACGCTGTCTGCCGCCGTGGCGACGGTCGTCACGCGGGCGTTCATGGCGGTGATCTGGGTTGCCGAACCCTGGCCGCCGCCAGCATGGGCGGTGAGATTGTCCTGCGTGCTCTCGTACTGAAATCCGGTAACGGTCTGCGATGAGAAGGTGGGGTCGTCGCGGACGACGCCCAGATAATTGGACATGGCTAAGCTCCTTTATGCGTTTTGGGGGGCGAGAAGTTGAGTCCCAAGGGCCTCGATGACTGCCGCGTGGATGATCGGGGCAAGTGCGGCAGGATCAATGTCCTTGCCCAGCGCAAGACGGTCGGTCTCAGCCTTATACGCCTCAACGCCGACCTTCTTCTTTTCCTCGGCAAGCTGTTTGATGCAGCCTTCAAGGGCATTCTGGAGCTGGGACACTTGCGTCTGAAGCCCGACAACCTCCGGCGACGGCCCACCAAGGGCTTGAGCCGGGATCATTCTCGCCAGACGCTCGGCAACTTCGTCGCTCATCGGGAAATCGGCGGCCTTGAACACAAGATCCCCGATAATCATCATGAGGTTCTCGTCGCGCATGACGATCTGGGTCAGCGCGTTGAACGCTTCCTGACGCTTGGTGCCGTAGTCGGGGCCAATATCCGCCTGAACATCGTAACGGCCGACGTTCGGGTTGAAGATTTTGGCGACAATCTGGCCCTGTTGGTCCTTCTGCTCCTGGTATGCCTGCTTTGCCCCCGGATCGAGCTGGACCGGCTCCCCGCTGCCATCCTCGCCCAATATTCTGACGATACGCGGCGTGTCGTAAATCTTGGGAATGAGGTCGATGAGGATTTTGCCGGTGAAGCGGATCGCGACTGCGAGATGGTCGATGAAGTGATAAGTCGCGTTGTCGCCCTGCCGCTGGCGCTCCTGGATCGCGACGCCGGATTTCTCGTTGGACGGCGCGCCCATCTCGGCCTGATACTGACCGGAGACCTCCATCAGCTCTTGCCGCGCAACCTGCATTCCCGCGATGAAGGCTGGCGCCATGACCGGAGGCTCTGAACGTTCCGGGCGCTTGATTTCCACGCCATCGTCGGAAACGTCGTTGTACGGCAGGACGGCAAAATTCTCGGTGTTCGCGTTCTCCCAGTAGTTCTCCAGCCCCTCGATTGCCCGAACCGGGGCGACATATGGCGACTTCGATTGGAGCGCGACGAACTCTGCCGCGCCCGAGCTCCAGAAGTTATATTGCCGCTGCGGGTCCTTCATCGAACGGGTGTGGCCCTTGCGGTCCAGCTGGCCCTCGATGACCGTTTCTTCGCCCACCACCCTGACAATCGGGATATAGACCCCCGGCCAGATGTTGCGGTCCACGATCTTGTCGCCGATGATCTGGAACCACTCGATTTTCGAGCCGGTGAGGTCCCTGACGCGGGTATTCTGGTCCTGCTGCAACGCCTCAACAATCTCAGGCGTCAGCTCCGATGCTCTGGCGGTCTTTCTAGTCCCGTCATTATCGACGTAGCTAACCAGCTTGTCGGCGACTTCCGACTTACGGAAATACTCGGCGACGCGAACGTGATCCTTGCTCAGCCACTCATTGCCCCTGCCGAGCGTGTCGGCGGTCGGAAAGGCGTCCTTGAACTGCGGAAACTGCGCCTTCGCCACGTCGTGTGGCATGTCGTCGAACACGAACGCGAACCGCGCATCCGAGCCGTCCAGCTCGAGAATATCGGGGTCCATGTAGATCGACAGCGGGTCCTTGACCGGGCGAAGGAATATCTCCTGGTCAAGGCTTTCGTCGTCCGCGTAGTCCGTGCAGACGCGCCAGTAGCCGATCCCTCCTTCCACCTGGAACACTGTCGCGCGGTCGTAAATCGTCTGCGCGTTGGAGATATATTCGATGTGGCGGGTGATCGACTCGAACACCTGCGCGGCTTGGTAAGTCGCTCCATTCGACACCGGGCGAACGTCGATCGCAGGCTTGTTCTGTCTCGCGTCATTGATGATCTGGAGGTTGTGCTGCCGCGTCTTGTTGATGGTCAGGCACGGGCGACTATCCAGCTCGCGGGCGGTCCTGACCTTGTCGTTCCACTGCCAGCCATTCTCTGAATCGGCATTGGCGAACTTGCGGTCCTCGACGAAGCGGGCGCGCGCCTCCGATTCCCATTCCTCGCACCGCTTGAACCGTTTCTTGGCCTCCGCGATGATGGAGGAATCGGATCGTTTGCTCATCAGCGCATCCAGGCTCCTTGGGTCAGCGTCGGGTTGCGCGGCTTGTTGAGGTTAAGGTTGGCTGTCGGCTTGGGTGCCATATGTGAAAGCATCGCTTCGGTTATTGCCCACACAGCCGCATCCACGCGGTTGGGGGATCGCTCGCCCATGTACCCCGTGGGCGTCATCAGCATCATCTCATCTTCGAGCGCAGCCAGATCGCCGACGTGGCTGACGCGGCCCTGTTCGTAGAGCGCGGCGACAGGTTCTGCCCTTGCGGCCTTCCCGCGGCTCGCAGTGACTTCCTTGAACGCAACCGACCTATCCGCCGTGCGGATGACGGCTTCGACCATCGCGCCACCAAAATTGCGCTCAGCAACCAGTCGATCTGCCTTGAACTGGTGATAGGCCGTTACGGCCCGCCTCGCCCAAGCATCCGGGGACAGCTTGCACGTCCAATCGGCTATGACATATCCCCTGCCGTCAACCCCGCGACCGGCGACGACAATTCCAATCTCATCGCCATCATCGTCCTCGCCGGCTGTCCCGCTGGGATCGACCGCAACCACAACCCGCGACATCTCAGGCGCATCGTTCACCCGAGCGCCGTCAATCATCGGTCTCGTCCACAGGGCTCCCGGCACGTCGTCCAATATCTCCGCGTTGAGCTCCTGTCGCCCGAGCCGCGTCCCCTCGTACTTGCGAAGGATCTGCTCCATGAAGCTGGGGGCAAGATTGCTGCGATTGTCAGACGTTATTCCCCGCACCGTGACCGTCCGCGGGTCGGCCATGATTTCCTTGATGAGCGGCAAGGGGCGCGGCGTTGTCGTGATGCAGGAGCGCGGATGGTCCCCGAGACGCATTCCGAACTGAAGCTGATCCCACGACTCCCGAGCATATTGCCATTTCGCCAACTCGTCGCACCAGGCCAGGTCGTGCTGCGGGCCGCGAAGCTGGTCGGGCTCTGTGGCATTGTAGAGCGTTCCGACCGCCCCATTCGGCCACGTCAGCCTTCTCTTCGATGGCTCGTAAAGTGGCCTGAACTCCTTTGGGTGAACACCAAGCACGCCGGAGTCGCCCTCCACCATTACGTCTCGCGCGTCGGCTGCCGTTTCGGCAATCAAGGCAACGCGATGGTAACGCCCCGCAGATAACGGCGAGCTTCCGCACACCATCTTCCGCACCCACTCGGCTCCGGTCCTTGTCTTTCCAAATCCGCGACCCGCGAGGATCAGCCAGTTTACCCAATCTCCAGGTGGCGGAAGCTGGTTCGGCCTCGCCCAGAACTCCCAGTCGTAGAGTAGCTCAGCCTGCGCTTGGTCGCTCAGCGCCGCTATCATCTCCGCCTGTCGGTCCCTCGGGAGCTCCCGAAAGCAATCTGCGGCGGAAAGCTGCTGCGTCGTCATTGAGCTCCTGCGTCTTGATCGGCTCGCCGTCTTTGCCGGTCAGCTCTCTTCGGGACGTGTCTCGCCAGTCATCCGGGAAGCGCGCGGCCATTGATCTCGACCAAAGGGCGGACTGAAACCCTGCGCTGTTGAGATTGTCGCGGCCCTTCTTTTCCCACCATACCTGTGAGGCGAGCTTTGCGCGCGTAAAGGCAGTCAAAAACTCGCCGTGCTCGGCTGCCCAGTTATCTAGTGTGTTCTTGGCGACGCCCAGTTCGTAGGCCATCTCGGCGATCGACGCGCCATTGTCCCCGAGCTCAATGATCTTATCGCAATATGCTGGATCGTATGAACTTGGGCGCCCCACTAAAGCAGCTCGTGGACCGCTTTCAGGATGCGCGCGTATAGCCTCGCGGCGTCCTTGTCGGCCGCATCAATCGCGCCCTCAAGCTTGCTCATCGCGTCAGCAAGGGCCTCTTTGATCTTATCCATGTTTCTCTCAGTCGATGTATTCAGTGACCATCAGCGCGCCGGTTCCCGCTGTTCCCCAGACGCATTGGACGGCTTGCATACAGTCCTTGAGCTCGGCGGGGTCATTCTGCGCCAGGCTGAAGCTGTAGTTCGTCGCACTAGGCGCGCCGACGATGTTGGGGTCTCCCACCAGGACATAGCAGCGGTTGGTGTCGCTGTTCTCGAATAGGAGGCGGCTCTTTCTCCGCGCCGTATTCGCAGCGAGCACCGTTGTGGCGCTAGTCGTCGACGATATTTTCGTGAGAGCCATTCTCTATTCCTTCACCACGTCCAGATGTGATCGCGGTCGTTGTCGGGTTGTGCGTGCGGAATCGGTGGAAGGTGTTTCGCCCAGATCGAGGCTAGCGTTTCGTTCGCCTTCCAGTTGCGGCTGAACTCTGTGTCCCACCATTCACGGTATTTCGCGGGCGGGCGAAACCAGATCATGGGTAGTGGGTCAGTTTGAAAATAAGTCAGATTGACAGCACACAGCGTCTCCGTCCACATAGTCAATGGGCTTTAGGGGCCCATCCAAAAGCTCTTGCGAAATGAAAGGCTTAAGCTGGCGTGGGGCCACAAAAAGCGGCACAAGGGCCCCTTCATCTTCAGCCGCTTTCTTGAGGCGCTTGGATGCGCCACTCCTACTTCCAAGAATTGCATTCGTAATGCCGTTCTCGCTCAAGACGGCGGCCCGTACAAGAAGCGCGCTGCCTAGAGCGAGAGGTTCACACCTTTCAAC